TTGCTGTTTGTTGTGCTCATATTAACCTCGTTACTAACTTTGATAGATAAGGTACAATTCCTACCATACCATAAACGGCCTCATAATCGCCGTCCTGGATCTTTACAAAAAACGCATCATAATCGTTAGCAATCTCGCCTAGATGCTCTTTGATTGGTTCAACGTCTTGAGAGTCTGATACAAAAGTGAAGTCTTCCGGTATGTTATTAACTATTGTTGTGCTCATAGTAAACTCCACATAGCCTCTAAAAATGATTGTTTAATATCGTCTTTCATTTGTTGAATTTGTTCATCAATTTCTGTATTATCCATTTGTCTAGCGTTTAATTCCCCACTCTCTCTAGCTAGATCAATTAACATTTCAATTAAATAAGAGTGATTTTCCATGTTAACATCAACTATTTGTTTTGTTGTGCTCATGATTGTTGCTCCGATTCAATTTCAATTTGCTGTACATTTGTATCACTAAAATAACGTTTCAATTCCACGTTATAACCAAGTCTCTGCACTCTACGGGCAAATCTGTTTGCATCATCCTGATTGTTGAATGCATGGTGCCCAAAACAACCTTTACCTGCATACCATACGAAATAATCTAATACTCTTTTATTCGTGCTCATTTGTTCACCTCATTACTCCATGCGCAACTAGTGCAATAAAATTTATTATCACCGATTGTCCATGCGCTAATCTCACCTGTCACCATGTCATAAAACATTGGCTGTTTGCACTTAGCACAGATTGGTTGTGGGTCTTTGTGAATGTTTCCCATTGATATGCGTAATGGTTCAGTTTGTTTCGTGTTTGTCATTATATCCCCCGATTAGACGGTTGTTTAACGTAGGTGTAATTCGGATTGTAATCCCAATTGTCCCTGATTGGTGTGACGCGGATCGGATACCGTTTCACTTGGACGCGCCCTTCGCTTGCTTCGATGAGGCGAACGATATTCATTTGCATGGACTCTTTATCGAGACGTGCAAGTAACTTGTGTAGTTTAGAATTTGTTAAGCTTTTCAAATCATTTAATTTAACCATTATTTCACCTCCAATCCCGAACGGAGATTGCATACGGGATCATTGCAATCTAATAGACAATCGTGATAAGAGTATTCAATAACGGTTTCATCCGGCAGCACAAGTAATTCCAATACCTTGGCTACCTGATTCTGAAATTCTAGCGTATCGGATTGATTGAGGGTAATTACTTCACGACGTATAAGGTTACGTCTTACACCGTTTACCTTAGTGTCGTATACGGTATGAATTGATAGTGTGTTCATTGTTTGTTTGTCTCCTGTCCAATGTCTGGACACTTGTATCATATGCAATGCGCATGCCAAACCCCTCACGACGTGCAGCTGTCCTGTATTGTGGACATTTGTGTGCCAACCACGTGACACATTTGCCACACCTCGTCGGTATCACAAACGTGACAGTTCACACACATGAGACACACGGTACGCATGGTGTCAAAGGTGTCAATGACATGTCAATGACAGTTGACAGTGGTGGACAGCGTGGAGAGGGGCGGATGATAGAACTGGTACGGATCTTGCATGCGTAATGAGATCCTTTTGGTATGCAACATCCATGCCAACGTTCCCACCCAAGCCGGCCGCGATATGATTTGGTTTCGGTTCGTGGTATTTTTCTCGTCAGAACCCTCGTCGAGACAGCATGCTATGATACTATTGGGATGCGGATTGCGGTTACATGTGGCTCACCAATTGACCGGAATGGCCGTTTCTAGGGCCTGTGAGCGATCGTAATCCATGGACCCTTGGCAATAGTCGCGGGGGTTCAAATGTAGCGTAGCCCCTGTAGCAGCGCATCTATAGCACAGACAAGGGGTACCATTCATTTGTGCTTCCCACCAATGACGATGAGTTACTTTTCGTAGGGCACGCTGACTATTCGTCTCCAACATCCGTATACACAGGTCTGGCATCCTGTCAAAATGACTCAAGATCGCAGTTTGCCACTTCTTAAACAACCACCGTCTGGCACGATCCGTAGTAGCTATTCTATATGAATCCCAAATAGTTGTATCCGTAAAGTAACCAGTCTCTATCTCAAACTTCATCTTTCGATATATCTCTCCCCACAATGATACACGTCTCTTGTAAGTCCAACTTGTTCTATTTACACTCACTTTACACCTTCTAACTATCATCCAATATAATCCTATAATCCTAATAGTCAAGCCCCTAAATGGGCTTGCTAGGTATAAACCTAATACACAGTGACAAATAATTGTACACACTATATTTGACATAGAAACCAACATGCAGTATAATGCATAACCGTGATCACATCACAAAGTTGACAGGGGCAACCTTCACCGACACACAACCTCTGACTCGCAATGAGTCAAATAGCGGATAAGAATAACGCCCCATCAACCTCACTTATACAGGAGATGCAATAACTTGGCCAACGACCTGACAGTTAATCCAGCAGCCATTGATACCGCAGCCGCCTCTTTGGTTGGCGGTGGACCATGGCACATCAGTAAGATCCGATGGGTCGGATTCTCTGACACCCATGCACTTGTTCTCGCAAAAGCAACCGATGGTTCTAATCCATGGTTAAAGCATACCGCAGTAGCAGCCGTTGATGGAAAGTCCTACGAAGTAACCTTTCCTGATGGTTTCCGTATCAGAGACTTCGCTTGCACCACATTGGGTGGCGGCGTCGTCTATGTCTACAGACAACACGCATAAATGACGGTAGACGATCTACACGAATTACCAACCATTAAACTTCTCACTCCCAAAGAAGTTCGCTTCCTTGAGGAGTACATCCGTACCGAAGGCGACTGGCATGACGCTATTGCAACCGTCTACCCTTCCCCACACAAGCGTAATGCCATCATGACTTCCAATCGCCTGATGCGCCGTCCATTCGTAATGCAAATCATTCGCCAGATAGACGGCACTCACATTCCCACAAAACAAGAACTGATAGCGGAAGGCTGGACAGCAGCACTCTCAAGTGAAGGATCTGCTAAGGTCAGTGCGCTAGTGTTCACCGCAAAACTAACTGGTCACCTGAAGGACGACAGCCCATCAGACGCCAAGTCTCTACAAGATCGAATAAAGGAATACGAAAATGCCCATAAGCGAAGCGAAGGATAGAGAGCCTGTCTTAAACGCTAAGAATCCTTCAGCACCAAAACCCTCCCCAAAACCCCCTGTCAAACCAGCATTCAATCCCCACCCAAAGCCTCGTGCAGAAGGTGAAACTGATGAAGCTTACGCCAAACGTACCGCCAACTTTGCCAAATCCCAAGAACGTCTCAAATCAGTAGGCATAACGGGTGGCGTTAATAATGCCAAACCTGGACAACTGAAAGCGTTTGAAGCGAAGTACGGTCATAGTCCATCCGGTTTAAAACCAAAGCAGGGTCCAAGCTCAGAACCGCAAAAGCTCCCATCTAAGGAACCCAAGATGGATGCCTCCAATCCATCCTTCCCGAAAGCAGGTGACAAGAATGGTCCATCTGTTGGTTCCCAAAAGTTCAGTATGTCGCGTGACAAGAACAATATTGGAATGAGTCTGAAAGATGTTGGCGACAAGGTCCGATCAGCACGCTCCAGTGCCCCACCTTTGGCCGCTGCAAAGAAGATGCTCTCCGGTGGCGGGTCCAAGTTACGTAAACAAATTCGTATGGAACGACGCCTTAAATCCAAAGCACCAATGCCCATGGGTAAAGCCTAATGCCATCACCCTACGATCCAACCATCCCTCCCGTTCCTGCACGTGACCCAGGACAGGGAGCGCACCGAGTAAAGGTAGCAAAACATTCAGTGAAAGGTATGAAAGCAAACATTAAACCAATTCTTCCTCCATCCCCAAGTCCGAGTCCAACACCTAGCCCCAGCCCTAAGCCAACTCCTGCTCCTGGACCATCAACCAAACCACCGTCAAACGTTCCCCCTACGCCACAACCCAATGGCCAGCCACAGCAATCGTTCCGTCAAAACGTACAGAGTGGAATGAAAGCCTATCGTCAAAACGGTGGAGCACAACAGGGTACAGCAGGATTCGCAAACGCACGCCAAACCGCACTTACCAGTGCAAAAGGCTTGCTCAGTGGAGCCATCCCATCGCGTGTACAGAAACGATTAGACCGTAACAGTAAGCGTGTATCAAGTCTTGCGTCCCCAACACCTACACCTTCTACAATGTAACATGAAACTCAAACTTGACACGATATTCAAGATCGTTCGATTCGTAGTAGAAATTCTCAAAGAAACAGGAGTACTGAAACAAAGTGGACTATAAACAACTTCTCTCAATCATCCTCTTAATCGCTGGACCACTCTTCTCACTAGAAGCAATCAAAGCACTATTGAGCAAGGGTATCAAAGCACTCTCTGGCGAACTATTAAAACTCAGCTATTGGCCGAAACTGATTCTCTCCCTCGCCTATTCATTCGGTTTCATCATCCTTCTACAAGGACACTTACTGACCTCCCTTCCAGTAGAGATGCAAGATCGTTGGGCAGGAATCCTTCTGACCGCAGTTGGCAAAGCAATCTACGATTTGATCCACGACGCAAAGAAACAGTAATGCCATTTAAGTCAGAGGCACAGCGTAAGTTCCTTTACGCCAAGCATCCAGAGATAGCAAAAGAATTTCAAGAAGCCACACCCAAAGGCGCAAAACTCCCCGAACACGTAGCAAAACTAGGTAAACCACGTAAACATGTCCGTTTGGTTAAATGATCGTGCTAAGGCCCAATCAGACCTTTTCTTTCTGGCAACTCAAATCCTTGGCTATTCGCTCGTTCCTGAGGTACATCAGCCTGTCTGTTCGTTCTTTCTTAACCCGAACCCTGAGAAGGGACTCTACGATCAGGATGGACCTAGGAGTCGTCTCTTACTTGACCCACGCGGACACTTCAAAACCACAATCGACATAGCCCATGTTGTTCAGCTTGTTCTTGCTTTTCCTAATGTACGTATTCTTCTTGTCTCTGGTAGCCAGGAACTTACGCAAAGGATGATCAATGAAGTCCGTTACCATTTTGTCGCAAATGAAAGACTCAGAAGTTTGTTTCCAGAACATGCTGCTTCAGGTAAGGATGGCACTAAAACAGAATTTACAACACCTGCGAGAACAAATGGAAGACTCAGAGAACCAACTGTCTCCATCTCAACTATTGATTCAATCAAAGCAGGATCTCACTTTGACGTTATCAAATTTGATGATGTCGTTAACGAAGTAAACTCCCAAAACAAAGAGCAAATTCAAAAGACTATTGATGGCTTCATGCACCTCGTGCCCATCCTCGAACCAGGTGGTTATAAGGATGTCATTGGTACCCGCTACAACTACTCTGACCTTTATGGTTGGATCATCGACAACAACAACGATGGTGAATGGAAAGTGATGCAACGTGCCGCATGTTCCCTACCACTCACTAAAAACAGCACCATCTTGTTCAAGAAGGACGCACTAGGTCAAGAACGTTTCAGCTTCAAAACCTTAAACAAGATCCGCAACGATGACCCATACCTTTTTAGCTGCCAGTATCTCAACGACCCATCAGATCCAGAAGACGCCACATTCACCAAGCCTCTACTTGATGCATCTTTCGTTCCGCACATGAAAATTCTACCTCTCTTTTACAACACAGACTTGATGGGTGGACGTTCACCTAGACGCGGTTCAGTTGTCCAGTATTGGGACCTTGCATTCAGTGAAGATAAACAGGCAGATTACACCTGTGGAGTTACTGGACTTTACGATCGAACAGGACGCCTATTCATAGTAGACCTCGTGTTAGGTCGTTTTAACCCTCATGACCTCCTCAGACAAGTAGTCGCTATGGCCCTCCGATGGAGACCTTTTTTGCGTCTCATCGCAATTGAAAAGAGCGGCGGCGCACCCCTCCTTGAATTGGGACTCACTCCTGAATTCTATCGCCTCAACTTCTTCCCTCACATTGAGTGGGTCCCGATTTCTCCCAAGAAGACCAAATATGAGCGCATATTCGGATGTCACCCCTTATTAAAGGAAAGACGCCTTTCCTTTAGTAGCGACCTTCCACATAAAGAAGATTTAATAAAGCAATTTATACGCTTCCCTTACTTCAATCATGACGACATACCTGATGCTGTTGCTGGCCTACTTCCATTCGCCTCTATGGAAGAGGCTCCATTAGCGGCAATTCAACCCATCACAGAAGAACCCATTGAGTCATCATATTTCGATCGTTTAGGTGGATTGATTGGATAAGAGGAAAACAATGAAATACCGCAACTTTGTTGCCACATTTTTTGTATTGTGTCTGGCTAGTGCAAGTGTTGCTCTCGCTGACAACAAAGAAGAAGCCGTTCCAGCAGTTATTGAAGCAAAAGGCGTAAGGACTATGAAACGTCAAAACTTCATTGCAGAACAACTTAACGAATTACATGAAAGTAACCATTGGAACACCGATGAACTTTGGGCACCAATTTTCTTCATGAATGAGATGGCGATCCAAAAGTCTAATGCAGCCGCATATGAGTATCAACTGTGCGTCACTACGAAAGAAGGTTACTACTGCGAACAAAGTTTGCGGGATCTTAATGAAGCCAACTACGAATTGGACAAATTAGAGAAAGCAATCTCTGATGCGGAGAAAGTTAAACTGTGAAAAAACTGTTACCAGTTCTATTCAGCGTCATTATCACCTGTCAAATTTCAAACATAAAGGAATATGACCCACCAATTCATATCAACCGTAAGCATATGCAGGAAGTCTGGTTGGTCAAATACACCTGCGTTGTTCCTGGCGGCAAGTATCGGCTCTATGAAACCCTTGACACCAAGAATGTCTATGACGTTAAGAAAGGTGACATTGTGAATTTTGAAGTTGAACTGTTTGGTGACAAAGATGTACGCGGATGCGTGGAGGATATGCAACCATAATGCCAACAAGACCACCATTAAGACCAAAGACTCCCATTAAATGTATGGGTGTCTATGTAGGACTCGCTGGACAGAAAGCAGGACTTGATTTTGAAGAGATTGCCAGCGATCTCTACAATCACGGCTACAATCAAATCAGCATATTCCTATCCACAGTCTTCAATAACACTGGACTCTGGCCGTGGAAACTGGTTGGAACTAAATTCGACTTCACTCAGGACAATGAAGACTACTACACCCACTACGAAAACCTAGTAGATACATTCTCTTTCTGGAGAATCGTTGTCCATAATAAATTCGTAGACCAATTCCACGAAGAGCCAGGGAAAGACCCATTCAAACAGGCGTTTGGAGATGATGTTGAAGCACTGTATTCCAGTTGGGATGGGTCCAAGTACCGTCATACCAAATGGGATGAACCAAAACCACGGGTATACACCAACTTCATTGGAGTAAATGACGTAGGACGTGGAATTATTCGCTGGGTTAAGCGTATTGCCGCCATCAATGCCAAGATTTCCAAGAAGTATCCAGACTTCCGGACCAGCACCGCATGGGCAAACGAAACTCACGCCCTATTTCATGAAGGTGAAAGCCATCCATACAAAACCAGAGGCGATCGTGAAGAGATGACGTACTTTGTACGCAAAACATTTGAAGCAGCGGGCTTTACGATCAACAAAAAACTGTTGGTTTACTTCGATTACCTCGCATTCCGTCCAGATATTCACACAATTGACAAACAAACCATGGCAAAGGTCAGCAAAGACCTCTCCAAGCGTGGATACCATCTTGAAATTCATGGAATCCTGACACTACAAGAGATATCCGGACTAATAACGGCTGGCGTTAATGGTAAAGCTACCATGTTTAGCACCGATGGCGACCTTAGAATGGAAGCAGACTACCCTGGATTGGGCAAATCAAGCTACCACACCGATCTAAAGTTCGACATTAAGAAGAATGAGCCATGGAGCAACACCGATATGATGGTGAACTGGCGCAAATATAGAGAACGTTACAAGGATTACGTGAAATAATCATGCAGATGGACCCATTAGAGGGCGAGATACGCGCCTTTGACAACATAGAAAACGACGAAATCAAGTTTCCTGATCAGGGTATACAGGACATGACGGTCATGAAGATCGTCATTCAAGATGTTGCTAAGGCAGAAACGCATCTTGCCAGTAGGAATTATCCCCAATATTGGGAAGACATGGATCGGGTGTATGCGTTTAAAGTACCACAACAGTTTTGGGAAGGGACTCGCACACCACGATCGTCATTAGGCATTCCACTAGCCTTCCAACACATCGACTCCCTGCGCCCACACATCATGAACAACATCTTTGAAGATGATCCACCATTTGATGTGGAACCGGAACCAGGATGCGACCCCAATGTAGCCCGCGCAAAGAAGGTTGTCATTGGTGCGCAATTACGAAAATGTGGATTAAAGAGTGAAGTACGTTATGGTAGTCAAGAGATGCTTCATCTTGGCACCTGTGTATTTAAATGGGCGTGGTGCATACAACGTAACCTGAGTGGAAAGACAGAAGGTTGGCCAGATGTGGAACAGGTTGAATTACGCCACATCCTGATTGACCCATCACTACGCAGACCCGACATTCGTGAAGCTAAATGGGTTGCACATCGTCTTTACATGAATGCTTACCAATTACGTGCTCTCCGTGACGATCCATCCTACAATATGCCAAGTGAACAGGAAATATTGGATTGGTTCAAGACTCCTGAAGAACAAGCTAAAACCAATCAATCTGAACGAAAATCATGGGACCTCTCTCCTGAATTTGAAACCGCATCACGTGATGAACTACCATCTGCTGACCCGCTCCTTCGTCCATTAGAAGTAGTTGAATACTGGAACAACCAATGGTGTGCAGTCGTTCTGAACCGCAAAAAATTAATACGCAAGATGGACAATGAATGGAGAAAGATTCCATTCGCATCAAGCTATTACAAGTTAATGCCTGGACAGTTTTATGGATTAGGTGTAACCGGACTTATTGCCAACGAACAACGTCTCCAACAAGGGGTTATCAATAACTACAACGATAAGTTAAGTCTTGATACAAGTGGTATGTGGGGGATTGTACAAGGCCGTAATACTCCATCACAGAACATGCGGGTACGTCCAGGTGCCAACGTTGTTGTCAGTGAAAAGGATGCAATCTTTCCGCTACAGCAAACACAAGTCAACCCGCAATTACTCGAAGCAATGGACAGATCTGAATCTCGTGCAGAGAAATGGACAGCAGCCAATGATTTTATTCAGGGTGCCGTTCCAGAAGGGGGTACAGGAATCACTCGTACCGCAAAAGGTATCAGTAGTGTCAGTGCCGCAGCAGGTGTAAGAATTGAAGATGTAGTTGATGTATTCAGTGAACAGGTAATGCTTCCCATTCTTGAAGCGTTTGATTACATGAACCGCATGAACAAGTTTAGTCCATCATTGGTGAACCAAATCCTGAACGAAGAACTTGGTGAAGCGTGGATGGAAGAGAATCAGATTGATCCCAAGTCTGTAGTCTCTGCTCAGGTGAAGTACAAGATGCTTCCTGCTACCAAGATGAAAGCGAGACGGGCAATGAAAGAGACTCTTCCAAGTCTCGATCAATTCCTGATGCAAGACTCAGTACAGAGTGGCATCAGTGACAATATGAAAGTATTTGATGTCAATGAATGGATCAATATGCATTTTGATGCCGCAGGTTGGACTAACAAAGAAACCCTGATCCGTCCGATGACACAAGAAGAACAAGCCAAACAAGCTGCTGATAACCCGATGGTTCAACAGTTGATGCAGAACCAACAGATGATGCAACTCCAGACCAACATGGAACTTCAGAAGATCCACGCTGAAAATGAAGGACGTATGGCACGTGACATCGTAAAGGACGGTCTGGCAGATGAAAAACGCAAACACGAAGCAACCGATAGATTAGCTGAAGAGGCGGGAAGGAATATGGCAACATCCTTAATTACCGCTCAAGGGCAAACAGATGGAACTGGACAAGGAATACCTCAATAACGTACACAAAGGAGAACGTCTCAAAGTCTTTACTTCCAACCAGAGTTGGCAAGACGTACTCGATATAATGGAAAACCGTTGCAAGATAGCAGAGGATTTTCTGCTGAACTTTCAAGGAACCGACCTCGAAGTGATCAGAAACGCACACCGTAGTGCGGTCGCCAAGCGCGACTTCTTCCACCAAGTGCAACAAGACATTAATGGATTTATTAAAGTCTTTGAAAGCAAAGATGACGAATTAAAGGAGATAGAAGAAGATGAGTTTGCTTGACGATTTGAATAGTGATTTTGATGCAGATACGACATCTACATCAGAACCAGTAGCACCACAAGAGATTAGTGTAGAGATTCCTGGTGTTGGCGGCAGGATGGAAGTATTTAAAGGTGCCAACCACGAAGAGGTCCTACAAAAGATTGCAGACAGTAAGCGTGCTGCAAATGAATTTATTGAACAATTACAACAAGAACGCAACTATCCTGTACATGAAGAACCACAACACTACATGCCGCAGTATCTTGCACCAAGTGCTGAACCATTGACGGCTGATGAAATGTTTGCGCTGTCTCAGGGACGTTACAATGAAGTGGCACCACGACTATTTGAAGTAGCCACTGGTATCAAGTCAGATGACATTGTTAACTACATCAACCAGCAAGAACAGTTCCGTTATGAAGTGATCGCCAAAGAAGCAACAGAGATGTTCCTTGAGAATAACCTGGACTATTACACTTCACCCCGCAATATGTACCTCATGGAAAACCACATTCAGAAACAAGGTTGGCCATGGACGGAACAAGCCCTTCAAGCATCTTATGAATTTTTAAACTCCAACGGATTGTTGGAAACCTTTCCTGCTGATCAGGAACCATCACAAATGGGAACGAGTATGAGTACTGGATTGAGTGATCGTTTAAACGACTCAACCCTGCCTACTGTCCCTGACGCCGACTACTCCAAACTCTCCAGAGAAGAGCACCGTCAACGATTAATTGACGACTTCAACAAGAGACGATGATCAGTATTCGCCTGTACTCTGCAATTTGTAGAGTCACCGTTAAATATTAGAGAAACAATCACATGTCAAATTTCCCAGCTTCTATGGTCTCCCATGACGCGAGTATAGCCCACGTACAGAACGTAGTCTATTACAACCGTGTCGCAGAAGAGAACCTGAAAGCAAACCTCCCGTTCCTCTCCGTTATGACTCGGCGTAAACTGCCTAGCAAGAACGGTAAGACAATCCGTTTGTTTGAATACGACGTACTGTCGTATAACATCACTCCAGGATCAGAAGGTACTTCTCCAGCACCGATTGCTGTCCCGTCACGTACCCGCGACTTAACAGTTGCACAGTACTTCGATTACGTGAGCGTCAGTGACTTTTTGTTGGATCAAGCCATCGACCCTATGGTGGAAAACATTTCGGAAGAACTTGGCTATCGTGCTGGCTTAACAGTCAATCGTCTCTGCGTGAATGCTGTCGATACCGAAGCATCCGCAGATTCGACCACACTGATTAGCTTGGCTGATGCTGAGTATATGTCTGCCGCAATTGCAAGACGTGCCGTCATGTCCCTTCGCGCAAGAGACGTCAAACCGTCTGATGGTGAATGGTTCGTAGGAATCATCCATCCGTTAGCGGCATATGACCTCTTGTCAGACAACACCAACGGTGGAACGATCGACATTCTGAAACATGTGGATTCGGGCGTCAATGAAATGAAGTCCGGTATCCGCGGTAACAGAGTCCTGAACTTGAATGGTATCCGTTGGGTTGAGACGACAACGACTACGACTACAGCAGATTATCCGTCAAGTGGCGACACTGCGTACCACTCATATGTATTCGGAAAGGATGCTTTCTTTGTTGCATCACTCGGCAAAACCGAAGTGAAAGGTGACAAGAACTTCTCCTTGATGGTTGGACGCTATAACGAACCTTCACCTTCAAACCCTGTTGGTGTAATTGCAGCCAGCATTGGCTACAACTTCAAGTTCGGTATCGTGAAAACAACCTCCGCTACCAA